CATAGTCATATTATTTCTCGCTTTCGTTTGTTTGAGGAATCTCAGTATTGAGGTCGCCCCTGTTTAGTGGTTGTGCAATCTTCGCCATTAGCTTGCCTAAGTGCGGCTCCTCAATGGCATCTAACCGGCCTGACCGATCTTTAGCGGGTAAGCCGAATTGATTAATGGTCTGGCAGATAAAAGCGCGGGCTGTTACGTCTTCGCTTAAAGGAACTTCTGCCATTGTAATTACTTCGTCAACAATTCCAGGTAATTCCATCCCGGTCTTTGCGCCTTCAATCTGTAAAGAATATTGAACGCGATTATAGTCGTCGGTCTTTTCGTCTAAGATACCGACAAACCAGATATTCTTATCGCGAGTATGCTGTAGATGGGTCAGCCATTTAAGCATCTCCCGACCGTGGAGGCCGTAAGCGTTGCGGACGTCTGGCTTGCCTTGAGCGTTAAAGCTCTCCGGCTGTTGGTTCGCCCAAGTAAAGCAAAGGCGACCGGCGACCGTAATACTATCAATAAAGACCGTGATATATTTTTCTAAATCTCTAGGGTCACCAAACTCTCCGCAGACCGCATCATAGTGCGCTTGGCTATAAGGTTGATCCTCTGGAAGCGCGGGGTTTGGGCCTCCGATGAACACTGCGAAGTCGCGGCACTCTTGCCAAGTCTTTGGGCGAATCGTGTCGCCTTTCCAACCTTCGACCGCAAGACCACCGGCCTCAAGATCAAAGAATAAAGTGCTTTCGGCTTCGAGTGTCCAGAGTAGGCTCGTTTTGCCGATACCGGATTTGCCGCCGATCACACCGTTGATCGTGGTCTTTTCTTTTGCGCGTTCGTCTGCTGTGATTATTTTAAGCATTATTTAATCTCCAGGTTATTTTCTATATCTAGCTGTTCTAGTCTTTCCTCTGGCGATAATTTCACTAACATCGCCGCTGCAATTACCGATAAGTTTCTTCTAATTAGCCGTAATTCATCGAATATATCTTGCTCCATCACATCATCCATTATTCAGTCTCCTTGAATTTGTAGGTAGGCTTGCCGGTGTCGAGAGTTCTAGCTGGCAATAACTCAGCATGAATATCAGGAGGCGCAGCCGTGAACTTCTTTTCTTCGACTTCATACTTTACCTTGGCGTAATGAAAAGCCATCTCTGGCGACATCTTATCAAAGATTGCATAAAGCTGCTTCTGATCCCAGGTTACTTTTTTAGGTAAGTTCGCTGTGACGGTAAACTCGCCGTCTATCAAAGTAGCCGAGCCAGTGTCTTTCTGTTCGGAGTCGCGTTGATCTTTAGCTTGAGAAGAATAACGCTCATCGATGCCGGCATCTAAAACCGTCTTAATATTCTTTAGATGATCTTGCGCGGCTTTGAGTTGGTTAGTTAAATCCGAAAGAAGCGCAGCCGGAAATTCGGCCACCTCCTGCGGTGTCATGTGTTCTAAGTCGTTTAGTGTGATGTTGCTCATAGCAACCTCCGTTTTGTTTAATAGTACCCTTCATTCAATTTGTTTACTCGCGAAAGGGTGCGAGGAGCTAAACGGGGAGAATGATCAACCCTGCCGGTATTACTATGCTCGGCGCTCCTCGCTTCCATTCTTGTTAAACATAATCCTCTCCCCACTTGGCTAACAAAGCAGCCTCGGCGCGTCCGTCGTCTTTTACTCTTTTGAATTGTTCAGCCGCAAGAGGCCAAATCTCTGTCGCCATGCGTCTGCTTTCGCCCTTGTCTTTAGACAGCGAGAAATCTTTTTTCCAGATTGCGGGTCGAACCTTTTTCACCGGGATCATATACGCTGAGATAATTCCCTCCGCCGTTCCAAACGATCTGCCGAAGTTGAACATTGAGCTTGAGCCATTTCCAGGCATCGCCCCAACTAATTCAATCACGGCGAAATCGGGACTCCATTGCTTGATTAATCTAGCAAGCTCTGGCCCGTTGACTTCGCGGCGTTTCTTTTTATTCTTTATGACTTCGAGCGTTGGCATATCAAAACACGCAACGTCAGAGCCTTTGAGAAATGCTATCGCACCCGAAAGGCCAGGGTCAATTCCCATAAGAAGTTTCATTTAAACAACGCTTTCAGGTCAGGGCGTAGCTTTTCTTTTGAGATGCCGGATAGCTTTGATAGTTGGGCGAGCCGTTCTATAGGAACTCGTCGCCATTGCGAAACAGCCGAGCGGTTAATACCTAGCTGTCTGGCAACTTCGGAAGCAGATCCGACGTTCGCAATCGCCTTTAAAAGAATTGATTTATTTTCTGTCATTACACACCTTTAAATTTCATAAGTCTTATTGTTAAACTATCCTTAACATAAAGTAAACAGAAAAATAATTTAATTTATTTTCATTTAAGGGTGGACAGGTGTTAAGCGTTCCTATACAGTCTCTTATAGTAACCAAACAAACGAAACACATGGAGAGAGAAAATGTATAAAGAAGCCCAAATCCAAAAAAACTTTTCCCTTAAAAAAGACGAGTGGATTGTTTTCCAAGTTGTAGGCCATAGCGTCCGCAAAACCTTTTGCCGCGATGAGGCAGACGCGCTTGCAGTAGCCAAGCGCCACGCTGGAGATAATATCAACTATCTCCCCCCTGTTGTAACTGAGGCCCGCAAAAAACTTATGGGCGAAGATCAAGCGGCTCACGAAGCTGGCGGAAATTTCCACTAAACCAACCAAACCAAGGCGGCGGCTTAACAGCCCCGCCCACAACAGGAGAGATTAAAATGACAAAGTTACAAGCAAAGAAATTAGGCTGGAAGATCACCGGAACCGGCAACGACGTTACAGCCGAGAAGGGGCGCGTAGTTATGATGTGCCTCACGCTTCCATTAGCTTTAAAGATGATCGAGAAAACCGAAGCGGGAGAGATTTAATGAACATCACCATTCAAGTAATGCCTAGCGGCTCGGTCAACCTAATCGAAGGCAACGAAGTCCAGCACACTTGGACACACCGAAGCCAGTCTCAAAACATTCAAGCCGCGTTTAACCGCTTAGAAGAAGACTACCCAGAGCAAGAGTACGATTTCGAGGAGGTTGATCTATGAACTCCGCAATCTCAAATGCTTTAAACAAAAAGCAGAACTTCCAACCTTTCGAGGAGCCGAAGTTCGAACGCCGCCCTTGCTACAGGCACCAACTCTTTCACGCCAAACACCAATGCCCTAAATGCAACGCGGAAGAATGGAATAAGGTTTTTGCAAATTAGTGTGTCTCCTCCCATACTGACACGCTATAGGGCGGCGGTTCTGGCCTTCGAAAATCCGCACCGTCGCCCGTAACTAACACAGGAGAATTAAAATGGAACTATTGATTTTAGTAATTTTTGGATTTATCGTATTTTGTCTTTCACGCTTAATCGTAAAGGGGATAATGAAATGACTAGAGCGCACTTAGCTGAATGTATCCACGTCGTTTATAACTGGCGTGTTTATTCCCAATCTTATGTTGCGATCTGCAACCGCGTTTTAAACCAGAGAGGTATTTCGATATGACAGAAGCAGAACGGATTGAAAAAGTTATCAGCGACTATGAAAGCGCCACCCAAAAAATTTATATGGTCGCAACGCGAGTTGAAAGCCAAGTTGGTAGGCCCGCTGGTGTTAAAAACTACGAGCCAACTGTTTTTTGCTATCAACCCGAAATAGAAGGAGCGCCGATCTAATGGGGTTTTTAATTGACGTAATAGTTTTTTTGGTAGGTGTAGTGTGACTTATTTCATAGTCCTATCGGTTGTCAGCTTCTTCGTAGCTGTTGTCTTGATAGTCGCGTTACTAGGATTCTGGAACTTTCTCAAAAAGGATGTTGGAGATGAATGACCCCGTGAACCACCCGCCGCACTATCTCAAGCACCCCAGCGGTGTTGAGTGCATCACCATCACCGAAGGCTTCAACTTCTGCAAAGGTAACGCCATCAAGTACATCTGGCGGGCGCAGGAGAAGAACAACGCAGTGGAAGATTTAAAGAAAGCCATCTGGTATATCGAGCGTGAGATCGGGAGGTTGGATGCCAAGTCCAAGTAAATGCCGCGTCTGCACCATCAAGCTGAACAGGCGCGGCGGCGTTCCTAATGCCTCCACGCTACCATGTGAGGTCTGGGACTGCCCCTATAAAGACATAGAATTTGAGCAGGTTAAACCCACAAAAAAGAGGGACTTAAAATGATACAATTCTTTTTCACATTATTTATCATGTTCGTTGGCCCTGCCGGAGCCATAGACTTCGTCAAGGTCGAGAACGCACAGTTTATGAACCGTGAGACATGCCAAGAAGTACTACCAATGGCGCGAGAATCAATGGGTGCGGTCGCCTATACAACTGGCGGTATTAAATATAAAGGCACGCTGGTCTGCTTGCCTTTTAAATTGGGGGAGAAGCGAACCTCCCCCTCACGCGACGATACGGGAGGCTGATATGGATGATGTCGACGCTTGGGAATTTTACCCCCAAAATAGATGGATTTTTAATAAATTAGAAGTTGCTTTAAAATTAGGACACGATTCTGGCCCAGCTTGCGTCCCCATATCTAAAAAGGGCAAGTACATCGTTAGACCGATTTATAATCTTTACGGCATGGGCATTGGTGCAAAAATAATAGAGCTAGACCCAGAAACCGATTCTCAAGCAATCAGAGATCATGCTTATCTAAGCCCTGGCTATTTTTGGTGCGAGTATTTTAAAGGAGATCATGTTTCAGTTGATTACACAAAGCTCCCTAATTTTAGATGGGAGCCTTACAATGCCGTTCTGGGATTAGTTTCAGACAGCAATTTACGCAAGTTTAAAAGCTGGAGAAGGGTGCCAATTCCTAAACATTGCGAGTTTTTGCCTAGCTGGATACCTACAGATGTCAAAGATTTGAATGTTGAATGGCGTGGAAAAAATATTATTGAAATACATTTGCGAACAGGCAATGATTTTATGCACAATACAGTTATCGGAGATATTATGTATCCCGTTTTTAAAGGGTATGAGAAGCGGTCTGGAGAATTTGTGGAGAACGAAAACCCAGAAGCCGATTACTCTGCCTCTGGAATACTCTCAGAAATAAGAGAAGGGTATGTAAGAGACTAATATTTAAATGCTAGAACATAAACGAGGCTATAAAAGACTAAGACCACCCAAGATTGATGCACCCGCAATAGCCTCTGGTATCTGGTCTGACCAGCCCTTACGTTGGCACAGGTCTTTCATGTCTTGATACTTATAACCAACGGCAACACAGGCGAGAGGCCACAGGAGCGTGATGTAGTCGTGTGATACGGCAACATAGATTATCGTGACGATTAGAGGTAGTAAGCTATATCGCACCAGCATATACCCCTCATCTTCCCAGCGTGTATATCCAAGCCACAAGTTTGCACCGGCAGCAATGCCAAACGGCACTGCCCACCAATCAATTCCAAAGCCTATATATGCAGATACTAAAACTGCAACAGGATATGCAATAGTGCGAGTGACAGCACCCTTACCGACAAGGGCGCGGGATATTGCTGAGATGAGTATTCCGATTATTGGCATATTAATGCCCCCTGTAGTGAACGGTGTGTCTGTAGAAGGAGCGCAAGCCCCATTTAATCCAAGAGGAACAGCGCCTTCTCAGCCGCCCTACGTCGAACAAGTCCATTTGAAATCCGCCCTGCGGCCCTTCTCCATTGCCAGAGATTATCTGCGCACCCTTGATAGTCATAGCGGTTTAGTTTCATCCTAAAAGTTGATGCCTGGAAGTTACCACTGCCAATGTTAAAGCAGATCGACACCAAGGCTGAGAATTGATTAGAGGTCAGCGGCGGTCTA